ATTCTAAGTCAGTCGCATCCGCTCTGTCATCATAAATTTCAGTGTTGGCATAATAATTAAATGTCAATGCATTTTGTAGTTTATCAACTGATTCTTTCAATCCACTGCCTCCAACAAATTTGAAGTTCATACTAACTGTCGCAATCATGGGTTGAACACCAATACCTTCAGGGTTAATATCTAAACCCTCATAAGAAAGTGTTAAGGAATCCGGTATAATCTTTGTGTTATAAAAATCACCAACTCTTAATACCAATACAGGAGGTGCTCCAAATGATGTATTCGTAGCATTGTTGTACTGTAACTGAGGGTCACTGTTAGATGTCGATTTTTTGACAGTAGGAATTGTATCACCAGGTCTCATACATTGTTGTAGAAACGTTAATCTTGAGTTCAACCCTTCTGGTGTCATTGAATGGAAAGCTGGTTGAAAGAACTTTAACTTATCTTTCAAATTATCATAAACCATAGGGGTAGTTTCCTTGATGGTTTCGAAATAATCACATTCAGTTAATAACGCTCTTACAACTCTTTTGGTTATATTATCTCTAGGTTTCCATTCCTCAGTAACTACGGGTACAACTTCTGGAAGGGTTACTCCAACACCTAACAAAAATCCTGCTCCTTCTCCCCCTCCAGTTGGATCTGTTGGTTGAGGTCCTCCTCCTCCACTTGGGTTTGTTGGTTGAGGTGCGGTCAATGTAGACACAATTTGTGATATGTACGCTCTTCTACATGCCATTGCACCAGCTGTAAATATTTCATTCGCACCAACTTGAGTATCCCCCGCTCCACCAGTAGTTGTGTCAGAACAATTGAATGTATCTCCATTCGGGCTAAAAACTTCAGGAGGATATGGTTTTTCCGTCTTACTACTTTTCATCGGTGTAGATCTAGCAAGTTCCCCTTGAGCACCTGCCCCTACATTTGGGTCTTCTTTAACAAGTAATCTCGTTCCTACAAACTTACTTGTGGCGGTATTTTCAGCAAAATACTTTCTCATTGCCTCAACTCTTCTTTGGGACAATCCTTTGTTGTAATCCACAGTTGCTGGCGCAGAACAACTCGAACTAATATAAATGGTAACAATTCCAGTATTGACTTCCAGTTGTTTCCCTAATTCTATTGCAAATTCATTTATCGCCTCATAATTTGGTATTACTACAGTATCAAAAAAAGAACTTGTAGCCTCGGCATTTGACTTCGTATTATAATACTTCCTATTTGGTTCCGAGGTATATCTATCATATTCTGTAGTATAATTGATTTGCGTATTTGGTTTTGGATAATCATTTCCAAAATAGAAGCCAAGTTGTAAATATTTTTTGAATGATAAGTCAGTATTTCCTCCTCCACCTTCTTGAGAAACAGATTGGTCACCTCCGTTTGGAGAATTGTCTCCTGATTGAATTGTAACTTTGGCATAAATTAGTTGTTCTCGGGATAACTCCTGGTAAGAAATTGCTTGTTGTAATTCATACAAATCATTTGGATTAATCGTTACATATTTCTTCGCCAATTCATAAATGTCATATTTTCTACAACCAGCAAAGAATGATTCCAAAATACTATCTACACGAGTCCTATTTGTCTCATTGGCTAACACTTTATTGACAATAACATTTAATACTGACGGATGGTCAACAACTATTTTCCAACTCAATGTACCTGATCTAGATGTACTTTTATAAGTGTAAATTGGTTCTGGTCGTCCTAAGAATTCAGAGGGATTCCAACTCGCGCTGACCGATTCAGTGAATGTTAAATCATATGGAGGAAACCACATAACCCTTCCATTATTTGGTCCACGCTCACAAACAGGTAAGTCCGATGTTGAAAATCCAGGAGTATTCGATGTTCTCCATGCTAAATTTTCAATGGAGAACATGTATTTTTTTGCAACTGCGTTGTTGATTGTACCAACAATGTTCGTTGAATCCTGTCCTCCTTCTTGTTTGTTTGGTACAATGTTCAAGTTGTAAGTCTTATCTAAAACAGAATACGCAAATCTTCTACCTTCAGTAGTTATACCGTCTTGTTTTTGTAAGTCATTATATTGTAGGTAAGGTAAATCTTTAGCAAACACACGACAATATTCCGTTCCAACTTCTTGTCCAATCGCTCCAACATATCTATAAACTCTGGAACCTTTAGTTAATTCCTTATATCCATCGTTAAAAACTTTACTGACTTGATCGATAGCATTTCCAACGTGTTGAAGACGTTTACCTCCTTGTGGCTGACTATCAATTAGTCTTTGTGTGTTGTCAAGTATGGAACCTTCTTTAAGTGGAATACCTACAGATTCTGTATTCACATAGGATGATGGTCTGAAGTCCTCATCTTGATTTGTGATTTCTCCTCCAATACCAACATATTTTCCAGCATTCCCTTTATACTTTGGAGATACCCAAGTAAATCCACCTTCAATACCACCTCCATTACTATATGTTGGCCCATTAGCACCAAGTCTAACTGATTGACCCGGCCCTTCATATAATTGAGCTAATTCAGATGGTCCATAAACTGGTGATTGTTGTTCAATACCGAATTGATTTACAGGGACTTCTCCAGCAGGTGAAAAAACTTGAGATGGATTGGAATTAATACTTCCAACATAAAAATTACTATTATCCGAAACTGTACCTAAAAGAGTTCCACCTAACCTTTGGAAAAAATTTCTTGGGAAATTTGGTTTGTATCTGTTAAAATCAATGTTCTTAAATAGTCTTGACCTTTGACCCGCTCCCATGTTGTTAAACATGATTTGCGAGCCAGTATCACCACCTCCCATTAATCGGTTGAAGAACCTTCCGACACCACTTCTTCTGAAAGCGTTACCCAACTGTTGTATGGTCGTCGGTTGTCCTAAAGTTATATTAGGGTCAAAATATGAACCAGGTATAGGTGATACAGGTAAAATGCTACCTCCAAGTCTTAGAGCAAAGTTAGCCGCCGCAAGTATTGGGTTCGCGGTAACCGTAATAGTATAAACTGGTTCTATAATAGGTACAACACCTGTTAATATATTTACCAAGTCTGTTCCACTACTAACATTAAGAATATTTGCTCTTCCTAAAGTATCTTGTCGTATTTGGTCAGCAATCCTTTGCTCAAACTCTCTTCTTAAAGTTTGTGCTCCTAAACGGGCTATGAAAGAATCTTGACTTAATAAACCATTACTTCCACTAGGGTCAGGAGATAATAATATTGATACAGGTGTATAATTGGAAGATACAAATGTTGTGGGATATGGTTGGTTATTATTACTATTAGTGGTAAGTGGTCTATTCAATGAACCAAAAAACTCCGCACTATCCAGTTGGACTTGGCTTCCATTTGAAAAAACATTGAGAGGTTTCCACTTTTGAGATTCGGGTAATGATTGACCAACTATATTTGCATCTTGATACCCATATTCTCCTTCATTAGATTTTGTGTTTAATAATGCGCCTGGATCTGGTACTTGTTCATAACCACCCTCATTCCCATATTGATTTAATGGAAATAATTTATTTGCAAAAGACGGTTCGTCAATTAACTTATCAGGACTATCTTGTACGGATGTGTCCGACTGAATATATTCAGTATTAATAGGTTGTGTTGGTCTGTTTGGAGCCTTAGCGTAGGGTGTCAAGTTCCTAACAATAAGTTTCTTTCTAAACCCATCTGAATTTACAAAATCTAACGGACTTGCCATCTATGTTTTTTTTATTTATAAATAGGGATATTCTTGTTTTTTATTATTGAAAAGTAGCCATTTGATTGGGGCCAAACGAATTTTCTCGTCTGTTAAGATTGATAATATAATTCTTGAATGATTGTTCATTGATTGCCATATTAAATGCCTTAATTACTTCCGCCATTTGTTCAGATGTTAAATTAGTTGGTAAATTTTGGAACTGAACATCTACTTTTATATCTCCATCAACTTCGATGGGTTTTTGTGGTGAGCCTGGAACAGACCCTTGGCTAAAGTTTGGATTCACACCTGTCTGACCGAGCACTGAAATATTTCCATATGACGTAGTATCTGAGGTTTTTGGGATGCTGGTTGCTGAAGTGGTTGTACTAGCCCCTGTCCCTGTTGTTCCTTTATTTTTGAATTTACTATAATCTGCTAACAATTCCGCAGAAAGTTCTTTAGACATACCTTCAACCTCTTTCAAAAGTTCTGGTGCCAAATCTGTCAATTTTAATCCCGATCCGGCCATTAACTCGGTCAATATTTCATCAGGTTGAAATGTACCTTTCTCAATAATTTTCGCAATATCTTCCCCTACGTCATCAAATATTTTTTCCGCTTTTTTTCTAATTTCGGCGGTTGAAAATTTGTCATCTCTACTTACTCTATCCACATATTTTTGTGTAAGAGTTCTAATTGACTCATTTAGATTCTGCATGGTTGGTGCCGTTAAGACTCCGCCCACAACTGCAGCTTTAATCGCCGCCACATTGTTGCCCAAAATTTCATCTAATCTTAACGATGCTTTAGCAGTTTCTTCAAGACCTTTTGGTTGGTTTTTTTGTGCATCAATTAATCTGTTAAAATCCTCTTGTTGTAAATCTGCTAATTGTTTCGCTTCACCACTTTCTAAGGTAACAGTATATTTTCCATCTTTTTGTAATTTGAGTATATTCGCTAAATACTGTTTGTCTTCTTCTGTGGCAATTTTAAGACCAGCAGCATCAACAGCAGATAGTCTTTGGTCAAGTTCAGATGCTGCTAATCCCATTTTGGACAATGATCCTGCGGATAACCCCGCAGCTTTTTCCATTTCTCTTAATGTTAAAACCCCTTGAGGATTAATTTTAAAAGTTTTGGTCTCAGCGTCGAATTCAGTAAACTGTTTCGCAATGTCCGCTAAACTGTCTTGTAATCCTGAAGGGTCATTAATTGACATATTCATTAATTGGAATGGGTCAACTAAGTTACCCGCGGCAACTCCCAATCTTTGGAATGCTCCTGCAACTTCTATTGCACCCTCGGGGTCTAAAACTTTTTCTGCCAATGCAAAGGTTTCTTTCATTTCAAACCTCAACATTGAGGCCCTTGCCGCCATTTTTGTTAAACCTTGAACTCCTCCTTCAAACTGATATCGGTTCATTTGTTCCATATTTTTTTGGACATCACCGATAACTGTTTTAGCATTTCCACCAATACTTTGAACATAAGTCATGGACTTCTCGAGGGTTTCAGGTATTTTTTCAATACCCAATCCTACATCCAAAAAACTATTTGATAAAGTTTCAGCACCTAATCCTAAAACCTTATTAATCGCATATAACTGTTCAACTTCTTCAGCAGTAGCGATAACATTTCGTCTAGATGCTATTGCAACTTGACCTATAATTTCAGACACATCTTTAATGTCTCCTCCCAACCTTCTTACTGCAGGAATAGAATCTGCAATAGCAGTTTGTACCTCATAAACTCTCGCTCTTGTTTGAGTGAATGCTTCTAATACCCTATTACTATACTCAGATAATGCTTTTTGAGATTCAATAAAGTCTATTTTGAAGTCGTCCCCTTTACCTCCATAAGAAAAACTTTCTCCTGATGGTGTTGCGCCCGCTGTTGTTTGAAACATAATATTGTGTTATATATATAAATATAAAAGGACTGATTTTTCAGTCCTTTCTATTTAATTCAACCCATTTATCCAAAAGATACTTTCTAACAAACAATGGCATTATTAAAAAATCGGAATATGAAATGCCCAAAAGTGTTTTCAGATAGTAAAATTCATCTATTTGTCCCTTTCTATAATCAGAAGAAAGGGCGAAAAAAGTCCACCCCAAACCCAACATTGACTGTTAGTTTCTCTCCTGATGGGGCTATTACTGTTCTTGTTAAATCTAATTTAGGTTCATTTTCATCCATGAACTTTCTAATGTATTTTGAATCTGCAATGGGCATTTGGTCAATAAATTTAGAAATTTCAGTCCTATCTTGAACTCCATTAATTTCTATGATTTGTTTGTTCAATCTCCATGTTACTTTCGGTGCCACTCTACCTTGTGGATAGGATTCAGCCATTTTTTGGACTTCCATAATTTCACCATAAGTCATGGGTTTTAATTTAACCGTTGCTTGAGATTTTGGTAACGTAGTAACAAATGTTCCATCTTCTAATGGTAGTTGGCCTTTTATAACATTCAACTCGTCTAATCTAACTGTTCCCGTAAATGGTTTTTTTGTAATTGGGTCTGACAAACTTAATTCCATTTCAGGACCGAATGCGGTATTTCTAAGAAAAATTAAAATAGATTCAACATCTCCTTCCAACAAATCTTCGATACGTACATCGGGTTCATATATTTTCGATCTCAATAAATTTTGAGTCATGTCATTTCCACCACCCATCAAAATGTTTTCATCGTTAGCGGTTAGATATCCAACTTTGATTGATTTTTTCTTATTCTTGTAAAAGACACCTTGTGAGGGTAAAGGTACAACATCGTGTGGTAACGAAAAGTTTGCTTGACCGTAATCTCTTGATTGATTTTCCATATAAAAATTTAACCGTAAAGTTTATTGCTTTACGGTTAAATATAAAAGTGTTTTATTTTTAATAAATAGTATCTTGATAAATTAGTAGACTAACACACATCTGTCCATTCTCAAACTAGCAGTAATTTCTGCTAATCCGTCTGTGCTATATCCTAATGAACCAAAGTTAACATCTGTTAAGAATGTTCCATAAAGAATCCACTTTTCTACAACAACACCGGTTGGGTCAAGCATTTCAAGGTCAATATCTTTCTTATAACCCGCGGCATATCCCATACGACCTGTCACAGATTCAGCGTGTAAACGAACCCACTCCATAAGTGCCTGTGCCGCTGATGGACCAATCGGGTCTCTGAATTTCACAGTAATCGGATCCCAGTTGAATCGTCCCGCAACGTATGTTGATGTATTTAGGAATTGTATTTCTGTAGATCCTATTTTAATTGATGGTCTTGCTGCGGATTCAACAAACCACTCATTTATACCAAGTGATGATGGAAACCTTAAGATAAAACGATTCTGTCGTTTTGGTTCGTAAGGAATCGGCATTTTCATTAATAAATCAGCCATGTGTTTTTAATTTTTTTGTTTTTGTTATTTTATAGATAAATATATCCGTACTCAAAAATTTTTCTATTTACTTTTTTTTTGAGATCCGTATTCTTAATTTACTTCTTTCTTATAGCCTCCAGCAGTAGAATAAGTTTTAACAATATTATCTGGTTTATTTTTGAAATGCTTTTGCATTACTTCTATATTTTTTGGATCATCGTCACTAAATCCTATTGATAATTTTTCTGGATTAAATTTATTAGCAATATCCTTTTTTAAGAATGCTTTTTTATTAAGTACTGCTGCCATTCCTTTAATATAACTAACAAAATCTTCCATCGCTTCGACTTTGGCTTCTTCAGGATTAACCGCACCTTTGTCGTCTCCAAAAGATACCGGATGATACTTATTAAGTTCTAAATAAGATTTGATAAGTTCTTCATCCGTCATTTCATCTTCTCCGACAAAAGACCTATATTTTTTAAGATTTTTAATTAACTCATCCTTGTCGATTCCGTTGAAACCTTCTATAATATAGTTATAAATTGCTTCTTTTATAGTGTTTGGATTATGACCTCTCGCAGTTATTATTGCGAATATTGAACCATTATTTATTGCTTCTCTGAAATCATCGAATGCCGGTCCTTTTCTCGCTCTTAATGAATCCACCAAAAAATCTTTGTCCCCGTCAGTTCTAAAGTTTCTAAATGGAGAGTCTGAATATCCCACAATTTTATTACCTTTATATGTGAATGGTTCTTTCCCTATTAGATGTCTAAACTCTGCGAAATCATCAGTTGACATTCCAACTTCATTACCTCCCTCATCTTTGACCAAAATTTTTGTTGGCATGTGAACAATATTATCGTCCCAATCGAACGCATAATATTTGAGGTCTGGTGCTCCTTCACTTTTGAATCCTTCTGTAAACTCTTTTTTCATTTGGCTAAAGGGGGGATATTATCCCCCCATAAATTATTGTTAGATATTTTCAAACGAAGCTCCTGTTGGAGTGATGAAGAATTCGATATCGATGAATTCTAACGCCTTCGTTGGTTTTAAGTATATCTTACCTGTTAATGTATTTCTATCTAAGTCTTCAGGTGTAGAAGAAACTGTTACTCTGAAGTCATAAAGACCTCTATCTCTTCTAATTGAATCTAAGATAGGGTTAACACTATCCAAGAATTGTTGTCTAACGATTTGGTCGTTTTGTTCAAACAACAATCTTACCGCTACTGCTGAAATTAACTTTCTAGCTTGAAGTAACAATCTTCTTACGTTCAATCTATTAAGTGCGGTGTCAGCAACTTGTAGAGTTTTGTTACCCCAAATTACAGTTCCTACATCAGAGAAAGTTGCGATAGGGTTGATTCTACCTTGATAAAGAGTGTCTCTATCTTCTTGAGTCAACTTAACTCTCGCCTTAATTGAATTTACAAGACCTCTTGTGTAACCCGCTGATGCGAACCAAGGGAATGCGATATTATCTGTTAACGCTAAGTTTCTACAAACTTCACCTGTTGCAGGTAAGTAAATTTGTGTATTATTAACAGTATCTCTTGTAAGAATCCAAGGATAGTAAGTTGCGGTATAGTTAGAATCAATACCTGTGTTATCCAAATTGTCAACCGCTTCTTGAGAGTAAATGATATCTAAAGGATTAGTTGCATCAGGAGTATACATTTGATAATCAGGAGTAGTTGCGATATAAACTGAATCCGCTCTTGAGAATTGTACCATGTCGATAGCTTCTTCTACAAGAGTATTGTTGTTTACATAATCAATACTTGATGTTGCAAATACGTTGATGTTAGTTGATTCAGGATTTGCGAATGTCAAGATACCGAGTAAGTACGCGTAGTAGTCAGTGTTTGCAAAATCTTGAGTATTGTTTTGAACTACAATTCTTTTGAATAGACCGTCACCAGTTGCATTTGGATATCTTGTTGAAGGAGCTGCTCCTGCCAAGTATCCTGTCGCACCTAACACGAATCTATCTTGGTTAGTTCTGAACTCTCTATAGATGTCCCATCCATCAAATCCACCTGCAAAACACACTGTATATTTTCTTGAGAAAATAAAGTAGTATGGGTTTTCTTGAGTTTCAGGGTCTCTTGTAAAGTCAGCAACACCACACTCGAATGCAGTTTGACCACTTGTCATAAATGAGTTAGAAATCGTAACAACAGTTGCACCTGAGTCCATGTGGAAACCTTTACTTAAATAGTTCCAAGCAGAACCATCAACAGGTAGTGGAGACTGAATCCAATTCAATGGGTTCTGTGTTCCTTTATATTGTAAGAATGAATCATCAACACCAAATTGACTTGAGAAACCTAAATAACTTCTTCTTACAATATCACCTGAAGATTCAACAACGTCAGTTGGTGCTCCGAAAGGAGGATTGTAAATAACCTCACCAGGGAAATAATATTTTGTTTTGAAAATTGGAACTGGTGAAGGGTTTGTTACAGATTCGTATTCTCTTTGAGTATATCCGTAGAAACCACAAGGAATTGCATCTACAGGTGCTTCATCCGCCATTTCAATCATTATGTATCGTGAAATCAATGCGTACTCACCATCAGTAGAACCTATTTTCTTAGCAACAAAGTTGTTGGATAATGGGTCCATGTTACAGTTTGTAAATTTCTCAATAACTACAGGGTTTGCGTCGGTGTCAAAGAAATTTCTAACCAACACATCAAATGTCATGTTGTTAAATGATAAGTTAGTTATTGAAACTTTTACTTCAGTGTTTGCTGAGTTACCATCAGAAATTGAAACGAACTTAAATAAGTTATACACTTTATTACCTCTTAATTCAGAAACTAAGAATGGTGTACTTGGTGCCTTATATTGTGTTACGTTATAAGCGATTGATGTTGGATCTTCAGTTCTTGCCTCAGGTAGTGCAATCAAATTACAATTTAATCCACGAATATATCCTTGATTGTAAGCGTAAGTCAAAGTTGCAGGATAAATCTCTTCAACATAAACAGGAACTTCATTTCTTGATTTACCGAAGTTATCAACTCCTAATACTTTTGTGATGTATTTTGAAGAAGATGCCGACATTGAAGTTTCAAAAGAAAAATTGTCTCCGTCTTTAGTCACACCTGAAATTAAGAATGATTCAAACGGTGATTGTGTTACTCCTGAATATTGTTCAGTACAAACTAACTGTAAATCAGTTAACCCACTTACTTCATAAATCGGACCGTGGTTATCACTTGTAGCACTATTAGTAAATAAAGAAATACCTCTTGAACGTAAAGTTGCAACAACCATGTTGTTGTATTCTGAGTAAGCGGTACCTGAATAGGTGTATGTTTTACCTGTAATAGTACCACTAAATGTGGATGACGCACCAGAAGTTAATGAACTAACATTATAAAAGAATGAATATCCTGAATAT